GGTGTCGTCGCCGCCCCCAAGCGCGGGACCGGCATCCCCCCCGCCGTAGGCGCAAAGGGCGACGTGACCTACTCCGAGAACGCCAACGAGAGCGGCACCATCGCTATTACCCTCATGTCCACGTCTTCCAGCCTGTCCTATCTTCGGGAGCTGGAGGCGAAGCGTCGGGCCGTCAACGTGACGATCTCCGACGTGAACGACGCGGGCGCGTTCACCCTCAGCGCGGACAACTGCCGGGTAATGAAAATGCCCGACCTCACCCGCAACAAGGAGCAGAGCACGATCACCGTCAACATCTATGCGCCGTCGGTAGTCCCCCGCTAAGGGGGGCTACCCATGAAAGGCTACCCAAACTGGCCGAACAAACCAAAATCACTATCTGAAAGGGGCTACCGAAAATTTATGGCTAAGCAGAAGAAAGTCACCGTCAACGGCGAGGAGTACACCCTCCAGTCCGTCTCTCCCACCTGGTACTTCGGCGTCAATGACGATTGCGGCATGACCGGCGGCGGACGCCGGGACACCACCAAGTACATTGACACCATGCTCAAGAACGTGGTCATTTCTCCCGCCGAGGTCAAGGCCGACGGCATCAGCTACTTCGATGAAAAGGATGACATCAAGACCCCGGAGAAGCTGATTAAGGCCATCGAAACCTTTCTGCGAGAGTGAGCTTAACGTAGACCGCGCAATCAGAAAGGCCAAGCGAAACCGGAATATGTGGGTTCTCATCTTCACTGGCGGCGGCCTGTGCTATGCCGACTTCAAGGGCATGGACCTTGCTGAGTACCAGGAGGCGGTGCAGGCCCGCATACTCTACAACGAAGAATGGAGCAAGCAGCGGGGCGAGTGCCCCCGCTGCTTTACTTTTTGCAGAAAGGGGGTGGAGCCAATGGCAGACAACCGGGAGCTTACCTTTGGCATGGACTTTGGCCTGGATGACGCAATAAACCGCTTGGGCGAGACGATAGACCGCCTGGAGCAGATTGTGGACCGCGCCCAGGACGTTGAGGACGCCGCCCAGGATATGGGCGCTCGCGTCCGCGCCGGTACTGACGCGATCAGAGACGGGGCCAGAGACGCAGGCGACGCCCTGGATGACCTGGAGGATGACGCCGACGATGTGGGCACCAGCTTCCGGGATATTGGCCGAGAGGCGGACAGCTTCGGTGCTGCCGTGGGAAAATCTATGGGCGCTGCGGCCAAAGAGACCAATAGCGTTTCCAAGACCATCAAGGCCGGATTTGACGGGGCCATAGGCTACTCCCAAAAGAAATTTTCCGACTTCACGGGCAAGGTGAAGACCGGAATAAAGGGCATCGGGACCGCGTTCACGCACCCGATAAACACCATCCGAGGGAAGTTCTTGAGCGCTGTGGAGGCCGCTGCCGACAAGATTAACAAAGTGGGCGATGAGGCCGACGATGCGCGAAAAGACCTGGATGATATGGGTGATGAGGGCGATAAGGCCGGAGGCGAAATCAAAGAGGCCATCAAGGGTGCCCTCGCCGCATTTATCGGCTTTGAGGCAATCCAGGCCGGTATTGATATGCTCAAGGAGCTGGGCGCGGCGGCCATCGAAGCAGCCGGAGCCGCTGAGAATGTGGGCCGGAAGTTTGAGGCCAACTTCTCAGGCACCGACGCCGGAGAGTGGGCGGAGAACTACGCCGACGCCATCCACCGGAGCAGCGATGAGGTCAAGTCTTTCATGGTGTCTAATAAGGCCCTGTACGGGGAAATGGGCATCACCGGGGACGCCGCCGCAGAGCTGTCCAAGGCCACCACGTCCCTTGCCTATGACTTTGGCAACGCCTTTGCCATGGATGACACCGAGGCCCTGGGCGTGGTCCAGGACTATATCAGCGGCAATAATGCGGCGCTCGAAGAGTACGGCATCCACATTGACGAAGTGGCTCTGAAAAACTCCGCGCTCTCAATGGGCCTGGGAGACCAGATAGACGAAATGGACGATGCTACTCTGGCCCAGGTCCGCATGAATGCCTTGCTGGGGCAGACTGAGAAAATCCAGCAATCGGCGGCCAACAGCACCGGCGGCCTGGTGAACAGCACCAAGGACCTCAAGGGTATCTGGAGCGAGTTCATGGCCGACGCTGGCAGCCGGTTTACGCCGGTCATCGAAAGCCTATTCAACACCATCCTGGATAGCTGGCCGACCATCGAACCGATGCTCATGCAGTTTGTGGATATGCTGAGCAACGGGCTTGCCCAGGCCATGCCGATCATCACGGAGCTGGGCATGACCCTGTTGCCTGTCCTAACGGACGTGCTGGGGACCGTGTTCGAGGCTGGCCTCCCACTCTTGCAGGTGTTCGGAGACCTGGCGCAGACCATCCTACCGCCCGTGGCGAACATCGTAGGCATGATAGCCGAAACTGTCATGCCGCCCCTGGTGGACATCCTGAACACCCTGAACACCTCCATTATTCAGCCCCTTGTGCCGGTCATTCAAAAGCTGGCCGAGGCGCTGCTACCGCCCATCGCGCAACTGCTGGGCCTAATCTCTCCCATTCTGGAGGCCGTAAGCCCCGTGCTTGAGGTTATCGGAGATGTCCTGGGCGTCATCGCTGAGGTCCTGGGCAAAGTGGTAGGCTGGCTGGCCGACGGCGTTGGCAAGGTCGTAGGCTTCTTCTCTAACCTGTTCGGCGGAGCCAAGGACAGCGAAGAGGCAGTAAATGACCTGAGCGGGTCCATCAATGGCCTTGATGATGCCGCGAGCAAAGAGACTTCCCTTGTGGTCGATACGTCGCAGTACAAGGAGGAAGTCACCGGAGCAGCGGAGACCACCACCGAGGCCGTCACCGAAAGCTCCAACCAGGCCGCCGAGATTACCGACGTCAATTTCATGGCTATGGGCGCGTCCGCCACGTCGGCCTATGGGACCATGCAGACCGACGCGGAGACGGCCTGGAACGCCATGCAGACCGCCGCCACCAACGGCACGGACGCCATCGTCGCGCAGTTTTCCCGTATCACAGCGGCGGCCCGCGAAGCGAGCAGCGCCTCCAACGTCCAGATAGGGGCGAACATCCCGCACAATGCCGGAGGCACGGACAACTTTGAGGGCGGCCCCACGTGGATGAACGAAGAGGGCGGCGAGCTTGCCATCCTCCCCGGAGGCTCTGCCATCATCCCAGCGGACCAGACTGACCGCCTGATGAAATCCTACACCAGCAACACGACCAACAACCGAAGCAGCCGGAGCGTCAGCTTTTCCCCCAACGTCCAGATCACGATTGCGGGTAATGCCGACAGCTCCACCGTTGCCAACCTGAAAGAGCAGCTACGCGCCCTGTTCGATGAGCTTTACCAAGAGGCCCAGGCCCAGGACTACACGGACCGCGCTATGCAGGCTGGCTTTGCATAAGGGGGGTGCTACTATCTACACACTTGAGGGAAGAAAATGCGGAGTGGTCCGCTTCGAGCCTCTGACTACCGGCGTAGTGACCTCCGAGAGCGTGAGCCGGAGCAGCACAATCACCGATAACCCGGTTGAGGGCGGCTCCAACATTCAGGACCATGTTTTTACCCAGCCAGTGAGCTTCCAGATCAGCGGGACGGCCATCAACGGTGCGGACACCATCGCCGCCCTGCAAAAGATGTGGAAGAGCGGCGACATTATCACCTACACCGGGAGGAACCGCATCAGCAACCTTGTCATTCAGCAGCTCCAGAGCACCCACGACGCTAAGAACCGTGGGGGCTTCACGTTCACGGCCACCCTAAAGCAAGTCACCCTGGGCAGCTCCGTGGACAGCGGAACGGCCTCGACTATGGCCGGTATGGACGCTGCGGCTTCTGCGTCACAGCCCAAGGCAAGCACCAAGGCGGCGCAGAAGTCTTCCTCCCAAACCTCCAGCACCAAGGCGGACGGCCTGAAAACCACCGTCTCCACCACAATCTCATCCAGCGCCTATATATCCTATGTAAACAGCTTCAACAGCAAGCCGAAGAGTAGCGCGGGGCCGACGTCCCGCGCTACTCCCAGCAACACCGGGAGGAGGTAACGGACCATGCAGCTTATTGACCTGGGGCAAGAGGTTGAGTATATCGACATCGACGTGAGCAAGGTCCCCTACACCTTTTCCGTGAAGCTCAGCGACAAGACCTATTCCTTTACCATCCGATACAACGACACCGGCGGCTTCTTTACCCTGGACCTATCTGTGACGGCCACCGGCGAAGTGCTGGCCTATGGAGACCCCATCCGCTACGGGCGGCCACTGTTCGGCCCCATTGAGGATGAGCGCTTTCCCTTGCCGGTCATCATTCCCTTGTGCCTCACAGGGGACGATGTGGACGCCGTGACGTGGGAGAACCTGGGGGAAGAGGTCAAGCTCTATCTCTTCGACAGGGAGGGGACGGCATGAGCTTCTGGATGAGAGAGGCCGGTCTCCAGATTGGGAGCAAAAAGTACAGCATGGACAATCTGTACTTTGAGTTTGAGGTCCCCTTTGAGGACAGCGACACCATCCAGACGGCCAAATTCAAAGCCTACAACCTGTCCGAGAGCACCCGAAAGGGTATCAAGCGTGGGGACGTTATCATCCTCAATGCAGGCTACGAGGGAGACGTGGGGGCTATTTTCGTCGGCCAAGTGAGCGCTTGCAGCCACAAGCACCAAAATACCGAGTGGATCACCGAAATCTCAGCGACCGCCGCTATGGACCAATGGCTCAACTCCAAGGTCTCCAAGACCTACGCCAAGGGCAGCACGGCGAAAGAGATTGTCTCCGATCTGCTCAATATCTTTGGAGTGGAAATCGGGGATTTCTCCCTGGCCGCGAACAAGGTCTACGACCGGGGCCTTGTGTGCAACGGCAAGGTAAAAGACGAACTCAAGCGCATTGTGGTGAACGACTGCAAGAGCCGGTTCCTCATACGCAATGGGAGCGTCTTCATCAATGACCCGGCTAAGGGCATCGCAAACGGCCTGGTCCTCACCCCTCAGAGCGGCTTGCTTCTGTCCGGGAATGAGGTCGAGGAAACCGTCATCGCCGTGGGCAGCGACAGCCAGAAAAGCAGCGCAACCAAGAGCGAAGAGGGCAACTATGTGACCCGTGAGTGCCTGCTCAATTACCATATCGGACCGGCGGAGCAAGTTGTCATCCAGTCTCAGAGCCTCAACGGGCGGTTTATCGTCGCAAAGGGGAAGCACACCGGCACACCGAAAGGCAACTGGAAAACCACCATCGAAATGAAACCGGCGTAAAGGAGGGACCTTACCATGCCGAGACAAAACCGAAAGCAAGCCTATGAGGACGCCAAGAAACAGGCGGACGCGGCGGGTCTTTGCGTTGCGGACGTTGTAAAGGTCCTCGCCTTTGATGAGGCGGCCCTCACCGTCGATGTTCAGCCGATCACCCGTTATCCTGACGAAGATACATTCCAAACCAAGCCGCCGGTCCTGGCCGTCCCCGTGGCTACCATCTGCGGGGGCGGCTTTGTCATCCGTCCTGTCTACAAGGCCGGGGACATTGGCGTGGTGGTCTACCTGGACCGGGACAGCGACGCCGTTATCGCCGGAGGCGCGGAGGCAGACCCCAACACCGAGCGTCTGCACAGCGGGGATGATGCTGTCTTTGTGGGCGGCATCCGCACCGGCGGAAGCTCCATATCCGGCCACCCCGCCGGGTCCCTGAGCCTGGGGACAGCCGACGGCGGCGTGTACCTGTCCATCTCACCAAGCGGTATCGCCATCAAGGGAAATGTCACCATCACAGGGGACCTCACCACCAGCGGCGGCACCGTTAACCTGAACTGAGGGAGGTATGCGCTATGCCTGGGGCCGCACGGCAAGGGGACGCCATACAAGGCACCACAGCGGGAGAGCACAACGGACACGCCACCCCGCACGGTCCCCTCCCTCTCACGGGAACGATCTCCGGCGGGTGCTCCGGGGACGTTTTCATCAATGGACAACCGGCGGCCTACGTCGGAAGCACCACGACCGAAAATGACGCCTGCTGCGGGAGCAGCCAAGGGAGCATCGCCCAGGGCAGCGGAAGCGTCTTCATCAACGGAAAGCCCGCCGCCCGTATTGGGGACGCCCTGGCCGCCCACAACGGCACCGGGTCCGTCTCTGCTGGCAGCGGGGACGTTCTGATTGGAGGGTGAGATATGCAAGATAGCTGGACCCTTAAAATCGACCCCGAAAGCAGAGACCTCATCCTCGATGACGCCGGAGCGCTGGAGACCATATCGGGCGATGATACCACCGCCCAGGCCGTCCGGCTGACGCTGGAGGTCTACCGAGGGGAGTTCCCCTTTGACCCTACCCACGGCACAGAGTATGAGCGTATCATGGGCAAGAAGCGGAGCGAGCTGGAGGATGACGAAATCCCGGAGGTAATTCGGGACGCCGTCTTTCAGGAGCCGCAGGTTTCCGAAGTGAGCGCCGTTGACTATGAGCTTGTGGGCCGGGGCCTGGAGGTCTCCGTGACTGGCCGCCTCCAGAGCGGCAATACCATCACTACGGAGGTGAGCACAGCATGAGCAATCAAGAGTGGGGCGTGACCGAGCGCGGCTTCCACCGACCTACTTACGTAGAGCTTCTGGACGCCATTGAGTACAAGGCGCGGGAGCTGTTCGGGAGCAAGGCCAACCTGACTGTCCGGTCCCCCTTGGGTATCTTCCTGCGGATTTTCGCATGGATGCTGAACATCCTGTTCAGTCTCATGGAAGATGTCTACAATAGCCGTTTCGTTGATACGGCGGTAGGGACCAGCTTATACAACCTGGGGAAAGCTATCGGCCTGTCCCTGCTTCCCGCGCAAAAGGCATCCGGCTACGTTGAGTTCACCGGCGCCGCCGGTACTCCTATCCCCGTGGGCTTCCTGGTCCGCACCGTGGCCGGATTGCAGTATGCGGTCCTGGCCGCCGGCCGCATCGACGATACCGGGAAAGTCACGTTGCCGGTCCAGGCCGTGGAGACCGGAGCGGACTACAACGTGGCCGCCGGAACGGTTAAGGAAATCACAAACCCCATGGACGGCGTGAGCGCCTGCACGAACCCGGCGGCCATCGACGGCGGGAGGGGCCGAGAAACTGATGAAGAGTTCCGGGACCGTTACTATCAGTCCGTGGATTACGCGGGCGGCGTCAATGCGGACGCCATCGCCGGTGAAATCATGCAGAACGTGGACGCGGTTTACTCCGCGATCTGCTACGAGAACGACACCGACGAAACCGACGCCCTGGGCCTCCCACCGCACAGCGTTGAGGCCATCGTCTACGGCGGCCTGGACGCCGACATCGCTCAGGCCATTTTCCGGCGCAAGGCGGCGGGCATCCAGACCTCCGGTAGCTCTTCTATCGCCGTCATCGCCAAGAGCGGCCAGAGCATCAACATCAAGTTTTCCAGGCCGACCACCGTTGCCGTGTATATTCAAATCAAGAACCTGGAGACCAACAGCGACTTTCCGAGCGATGGGCAGGACCGCATCAAGGAGGCCCTGGTGGAGTACATCGGCGGCGACGTTCGGGGCGGCCTGACTATCGGCTCGGACGTTCTCTATATGGCCTTGCCCGGTGTCATCCTGTCTGTCCCCGGCGTGGTGGACTTCGACCTGGGCATCAGCGAGACCGCCAGTGACTACGGGGAAGAGAATATCGTCATTGACACCAGGGAAAAGGCCGTGACCTCGACCGACAAAATCACCATCGCGGAGGTGAGCTGATGAGCTACGGCTACCTGTCTCAAATGCTGGAGTATCTGACCGGGGCCTATGCCCGGTCAGACATCCGCAACAGCCGCCACAGCCTCCCCATGGAGACGAACATCGGGCGCTTATTTGGAACCCTCGCCTGGGGCCTTGAAATCATCCACGAGAACGCGGACCGGCTCAAGCTATGGGATGACATAGACAATGCCAGAGGGTCCGTCCTGGACCGCTACGGAGCCAATTTCGGCGTCGCTCGCGGTGGAGCGGACGATACCTTTTACCGCCTGCTCATCAAAATCAAGATGATTGCGCTGCTTTCCGGCGGCGACATCGACACCATCATCTCCGCTGCGGCCTCGCTCTTCAACGTGGACGTATCGGAGATAGAGGTCCGAGAGCTGTTCCCGGCGAAAATCTGGATTTATGTCGATGAAGCTGTCCTGGACTATGAGCGCCTGGAGGCCGCGCCCCTGATAGCTGAGCTGATGAAGCGCATCGCGGCGGCGGGCGTCGGGACCCGTGTTTTCCTGCGGACCTACCACACGGCCCGGTCCCGGAGCTACTACGCGGTCCCGGCGCTGATCTACAATGAGATTGAGGCGAAACCCAGGACAACCCCTTTCCGCACAGCAACCGCCCGCAGCTATGTGGGCCTGGCCGTGTGGGAGGACGTGTCGATAACTGCATCTATGAAAGCGAGGTAATACCATGCCAAACAGAGAAATTCTGGCCTCTCCCGACATCGCGGAGAGCGAAGAGGGCGCGGTGCTGCTCAACAGCGGCTACACCGCCCTGGGTAAAGTCATGGCTGGGAGCGGCGGCATCCAGTTCACAAAGGCGGAGCTGGACAGCGGCGATCTCCCGGAGGGGACGGTGGTTGAAGACCTGACCGCCCCGATTGAGTATGCCGGAGACGCCATGATTGCCAAGTGTGAGAATACCGGCACCGGCGAGGCTACGGTGGTGGTCCAGGCTACCAGCGTGGGCGTCGAGACCGGCTTCTACGTCAAGGGCGTCATGCTCTACATCAAGACCCCGGAGGGCGAGGGCGACGTTGCCTATTCCTATCTGCCCCTCCAGAGCAAGCCGGAGTGGATGAGGCCCCAGGGCAGCCCGGTAAACAAGATGGTGACTTTCAACATCATCAACATTGTGGGCGCAGCGGCGAGCGTTTCGGCCATCATCGACCCGGACGCCCTAGCCCGCGTGGTGGACCTGGAAAAGTATGCGCTCCTGGGCCACAGCCATGAAATCAGCGACGTTTCCGGCCTCTCCAACACCCTGAGCGACCATGCGGCCGCAATCGACCTACTCAACGATCTGGTGTCCGGTGATATGCCTGGAGGCATCAACAAGACCGCCGACTTTGCCACCCTCGCCGGTATCACCATGCGCGACGGAGTTTGGAGCCAGACCGGACGCTCCATCACAGCATGACGGGGCTACTTTGCAGCCCCGAAGAGGCGAGCTGTCTTATTCCGAACCTTATCGCAGAGCTGGAGACCCCTTGCCCCTGCGAGGGCCTGGAGGGGCTTGTGCTCTGCGGTTTGGGATATAAAGGTCAGAGGGTCACTATCCGCGTCCGGCCCCGCGTCCTCGAAGGGGACGGCGGACCGGCCGGCGCGCGGGAGGCACGCCGC